GTCGCGACAAAGTTCCTGGCTTGCTTACTTGGCATTTAGTAGTGCGAATTATTTTATGATTCGTGCGACCAGAATTATTTTGTTGGACTAAACTTAAATGCCGACCTATGCGTACAAGCGGAAATATCCCTTCAAGACTCGTGCAACGCGTAAGAAGCGTAAGGGTGCCCAAACCGTACGACCTACTAAATGGAAGACTCAGCGACGTGCTCGTCGTGTTAAGTATGCTCTGTATAGCAGTTTGCTCGCTCCCAAACTCCGGAGTAAACTTGTGTACTGTGACACGAAACATATGGCCCAATCAAACAGCGCCCAGCGACATCTCTTCAATTTGACGTCCATTTTCGACCCGCAATGGGCGGTAGGGGGGCATCAGCCCGCTTTCAGGGACAACTTTGCCGCCTTGTATCTGAATTATCGCGTTCTTGGGTGTAAGTTTACACTTCGGTTCCGACCTACACGCGACACGATGTTCAACGATGGCGGTGCTGGACAGCCATACTCTGATGCGACTGCGAATGATATGCAACGCAACCAAGGCCTTGTGTTTTGGGAATTACGAGGCGGTGTCGGCGCCGATGTTGCCCTGAGGACGGAAACGGCCGATCTTAATGGTATTCGTGAAAGTGGTAATCGCCGGACTGATGTGAAGTTCCGGTCCACCACGGCTTCTCCAACGCGGTCGTATGTCATGTCTGGGTATATGCGTCCCCGCGAACATGTTCACGACCCTGTTGATGCCCTCGAGGCTGTTGCCATGGGTGGAAATCCTACGATTTCTGACACTGTTATTCTACATGTCGGTAAAATGCCGGAGTCTACGACTTATCTGATGGGCGACTTTAAGGTCGACATCAAGCTCGAGTATTACGTCGAGTTTACGAATCCTTTGGATTCTACGAATGAAAACTAATAAACGTTTCTCTCTTTTATTTGTTACGCGAGCGAAGCTCGCAACCAACCGCTTGCGGTTCGAGGCCGAAGGCCGAGCGTGAGGCCCGAAGGGCCGAGAGGCCGAAGGCCGGTGCGAAAACAGGTTTTCGCCGGAAGTAGCTGAAAGTTCAATATTACCTTTCAGTGTACTTCCTGCTACCTTTTTACCCGTCAGCCTCGTATGCGATTTCTCCAAGGTGGATGATCTCAAAACGACGAAGGAGTTGATCAAGCGAATCCTTGTCATGGCGGTTATGGTAGACCTCTTCCGGTGATAACACGCTTGTTACAATCACCGTTTTAGACGTGAACGGCATCGGCGATCGCCCTCTCCGCGGCACCTTGAATGGCCATTTGTCCACCAGTTGAAGCATCATGTCATACGGAATGTCTCCGCGAAAGTCATTGATGATAACTGTTTCCTGACCAGCATAATCTTCCCACCAAAGTCCATCTTGGACCTTCTGATAATGCGTGTCGGGATGGAAACCCTCAAATGCTTTATGGCTCTTACCGACGCCAGTGCCGCCTACATACCAGATCCCCTTTGTCATTTCAGTCCGGAACTGCTTACGCAGGTACCTGTCTTCTAACAGGGTTAATGTCCGGCCATACTTGTGTATCATCACAGGATCTGAGTCGAGTATGTCACCAAATTTACGTTTTCCGGAATAGATTTCCGTTTTCAAAGTGTTCAAGTCCGTGCGCTCGCCTTGCGACGGTAAAGATCCAATCGTTTGGTACGAACCTTCTTTACTGCAATATGCTTCACTTTGTTTGATACTTCCGTTCATTGCTTGGATGAAACAGTGTTTTTCACCAAACCAATCGCCGAGTTTATTCAATGTACGAGCACCACACGCGATCTTCTTCTCCATACAGAAAAATGCTTGATGATGCTTTTTCCCGGATTTTGGACATTCTTCCTCTCCCCATGCGAAAAAGGCGATTTCATGTTCCTCACACGCCTCTTCATACGTCTCACGTGTGTTTTCGACATTCCAAATCGTCGCGACAAAGTTCCTGGCTTGCTTACTTGGCATTTAGTAGTGCGAATTATTTTATGATTCGTGCGACCAGAATTATTTTGTTGGACTAAACTTAAATGCCGACCTATGCGTACAAGCGG